GTTGAATACTATGGGTGGATGGATTATAAATGGAGAGAAGAAGCACTTTTGCCATGATGGTCGTGATGGAAGTTGTTTCGATAAATACTGTCAAATAAAAAAGGAGGCACAATGCCAGGATATAAGATGAAAAAACCAATGAAGAAGAAAGCTAAGAAAGCTAAGAAAGCAAAGAAAGCTAAAAAATCCAAAGGGAGAATGTACTAATGTTAAAAGGTAAACAGAAAAATCTACCACCTGCTTTAAAGAAAAAAATTATTGCAGCAAAGATGAAGAAAAAGAAAAATAAAAAGAAAAAATAATGACAACTAAATCAGTAAAAGCACCTAAAGGTTTTCATTGGATGAAAAAAGGTTCAAGTTTTAAACTGATGAAAGGTACATACAAACCACACAAAGGAGCTGTAAAGATGGCAAAGTTTACAGTACAAAAAAAACATGGCTAAGTTATGTGCTAGAGGTAAAGCTGCCGCTAAAAGAAAGTTTAAAGTATACCCATCAGCGTATGCAAATATGTATGCTGCTGGTGTGTGTAGTGGTAGAATAAAACCTAAAGGTACAAAAAGAAAAAGAAAGTAATGTCTAAAGGTTTACGATCTTGGGTCAGAGCTAATTGGGTTGACATTGCTAATCCAAAAAAAGGTGGTGGTTTTCCTAAATGTGGCAGAAGTAAGGGAGAGAAAAGAAGAAACTATCCTAAGTGTGTACCTGCTGCAAAAGCTAGAGCTATGACACCTGCACAAAGACGTGCTGCTGTATCAAGAAAGAAAACTGCTGAGAGACGACCAAGAACAGGTAAAAGACCTAACTATGCTAGGACTTAGTTAGTTCGTAAAACTCTTGCCATATTGTTTGATCCATACCCCAGTATCTTGTACCATTGAATTTCATTTTTATTGAATACAAAACTGTGGTGTGATCCTGTCCAAATATTCTACCTATATCTGACAAACTCATTTTATATTTTTCATTAAGTATGTTGTGAATAATATTTCTAGCTCTGACAATATCTTTAGTTCTTTGTTTACCAAACAAATCTTTTTTATTTATTTCATACTTAACAGATACTTTATTTATTACTGAGTCAATCACTCTGCTATTTGGTTTCTTAAATTGATAGCCAACTATTTCGTTTGATGGTTTGCTTTTAAATCTTTGCTTTGCTACTTTCTCTACAACATCTGATCTTGTTTTAAGTGCTAACAGATAACCTTCTTGAAAACCACCCTTGTATAAATTTTCTTCTAGCTCTGTTAGTAAGTAGTATGCTTTTTTGTATTGCTTTAAAAAATTATTATTGCCTTTTTGTTTTAGGTGTTTTGTGTACACCTCGTTTAATAAAGTCATAGATCCCCTACAGTTTTTCTTGTTTTTTTTCAATCATCACGTTAATGCTTATCGCATCAACATTTCTTTAGCTCTTTCCATTTTCCAAATTAATCTAAAGCTATCTTTTTTTAACTTGTTAGCTTTAGCTACTGCTGCAAGATACTTCTCATGTTTTCTACTTTGGAGATCCTGCAACTTTTGGAAATTCTGTTTTAGCTTTTCCATCTTTCTCCTTTTTCACTTTAGTGAAGTCTATCTTTACTGTTGTAACTTCACATTCTACATACTCTCCTTGTGCGTTAGGATCAGCAGCTTTCTCTACTTCATCAAATCTTTCAACCAGTTGGAAACTAGCTTCGCCAGATTTAATTCTTATATACTTATCGGTTTTTATCATTTTTGTCTATATCTTTTTTGTGTAGGTCAAAAGTCATATCATTATAGATGGATAGGTCATGATAGTTATCTGCCTTATAACCCTTGGTACTTCTGAATAATTTAAGTGTCATCATTATCTGACCTACTTGATGTGGCTTTAATTTTTTTTTTAAATTTGGTGCTAATATTAGGGTAAAAAGCTCTGCAAGTATAGTAAAATTGTATTGATAATCGCCATATTCTTTTTGCCTATTCGCTACAATTCTTTTCTTTATTTCCTTGTCTATGTCTGTAATCTTCATTTATTTATTATGTAGTATGCTATCAAAAGACCTATCATCAGACAGATCATATTGTAGGCAAACATTCCTATTCCAAATTGAGAAGTCATTTATTTAAAGGCATGGCAGAAGAAAACAAATAAAGAGGGAGCATTGCCTATAGAAAGGGAAGAGGCAACATGATTCGCTACTCTGAAAAAAACTTCCGCCATACCAATCAACTACAAACTCTAAATTAGTATTTGTAGTTAGGTTTGTTATATCCTGATCCTTGACCTTTTGCAAATTTACTCGGTGCAAAAGACGACTGCTGTACTCTCGCTTTAGCAGATGCCGAACCAGTATTTGATGGTGTTAATCGTACAGTAATTCCTCCTGTAGGATTTCCCTGATCATCAAATTCTTCAAAAGCACATTGGTTATACCAAGTATCACCTATCTTAGCACCAATAGTCCAATTCTTACCATTCTTTTGTGCCTCAATGTTTGGTGGAGCAACGAACATTGGTTGTTCTCTACTCTCTCTTTTTTCGTTTCTTACGAGCTTAATGTATAAGTTATTAGTATCGCTCATTTAGTTTACTCCTTGTTGGTTAAGTTTTGTCAAACGATTTTCCCATAGATCACTTATTGTTCTATATTCTCTCATTGACATTCTGTTAGGATCAAATATCTCTGGATGATCTTTTTTAAAATCACGCAAAGCATAAGCATCATTAATTTTATTAATCTCTGCTTTTATTTGATTTATATTAAACTGATCCATGTCTAGCTTAATATTCTTTTTTCCATTTTTTTTTGGAAATTTTTTTAAGTTTGTAGTTTTTGCAACACCTATAAATGTTGGGTTAGTTCCTGTTGTATTTTGATTCATCTTTGCATTAATTAGTTCATCAGCACTTGCAAACTCTGAGCCATGCAAACCAAATGCTGCTAATGCTCTACCTAAAGCAGAAGTCTCTGCGTTTTCTAATGCACTTGTTTTATTAATAAAGCTGGAACCAAACTCTTCTAGTGCCATGCCTGTATATTTATTACCACATACATTAATAGTACATTTAACAGCAACTCGTTTATCATTGCAAAGTTCTGGTATAATATCTGTATTTATTTCAGCACGATCACTAAAATATTTCATAAATAAATTATGCCTTGTAGCAACTGTATAATAATCTTTTCCATGTTGCGGTACAGATTTTTGTTTATGTAAATCTCCCATACATCTTTCATATAGTTCTTCGTATGTCATGTGTTTAACCCCCATAGTTGTTTTATTGTTTGTTTTTGTTTGTCTGTTGTGTCTTTATAGTGGTAGTAGTGATTAAGGTCTGGCTCTTCTGTTATGTTAGCAAGTTCAGATAGATTGCCTTTGCAATATATAATCATCTGCTCCCATCTATAAATTTTATTTGTCATTAAATTAAACTGATATTCTAAATGATCAGCTCTCATCTTTTCATGTGTATCATCAAGTATCATATAATCATCTTCGTTGACTAAAGACAAGAATGGTTTTTTGCCTGTGCATTTATAATAAAAAGCTACTTGTTTCCAATAGTCATCAAAGATTAAATCTTCACTTAGTTCTTGTTGTTTCCAATAATATTCATCTTTGTTTCTTCTTTTAAAAATTTTACTTGGTTTTACTTTTAATTCATTAAACAAGTGTGTTGACTCATAATCAATACGACCTACTATGTCGTGCCATAATTTTTTAACAGCTTGAGCAACGTATCTTTCGGCAACAGTTTTTTCATCTTTAAATATTTCTTTGTGTAATTTTTTTATTTGATTAATTATTTTATGTGATAGATCGTCAATGTGATCTCTTGCGTATTTATCTTTCTCATCTATAGGTTCGTATTTATTTATATCAGATAATTCTTGTTGGTATATTTCGTTGTAGTTTCTGTTTTCTATTTTTATTTTTTTATCTTTAAAATATCTATAATCACATACCAATCTTTGAGCTGTGTTGTTTGTGAGATTGCCTATTCTTGGTTTGTAATTCATTAAGAACCCATCTCTTTCTTTTGGTGTATGATAACCATAGTTGACTATCCACTTAGCAAAAGGATTTGATGAACTTGTTGGCGACCAATGGTCTAATCCTAAACCACCATTTATATTACAAAAATATTCTTTCATTTGTTTGTTTTTATTTGTTTTACAGGTAGTTTATTTGCTTGTCAAATGTTTTATATACTATATATAGATACTTTAAGTATAATAACAAATAAGGAAAAATATGACACTAGCTGAATGGCGAAAGAAACAAGGTATATCTCATTATACACTTGGCACTATGCTTGGAATTAGATCAATAAATCCAGCGACAAACTCACAACGCTACTGCCTTGAGAGTAAAGAAAAAAGATTTCCTAAACCAAAAATGGTAAAGAAGATATTGGAAGTAACTAAAAAAGAAGTATCACTTGATGATCTTTACAAAGCATGGTGGAAATATGAAGAAAGCAAATAAGTTTAAATACAAAAGAGTGAGAGTGTATTGGCAAGATCCAACATCAAACCCTGAGTGGATGACTTTAAAAAAAGCATTAGAAGAAAACTATAGCTTTTGTGATGACATTGGTTATCTTTTATTTAAAGATCAAAGAAGAGTTATTATTTTTGCCTCGCATAGCTTTGATGATGATGGCGAATTAACTGTTGGTAATATAACTGTATATCCAAGAGGATGTGTAAAGAAGATAGAAGTATTGAAATGACAAACTCAAAGATGTTTAAAGAGATAGGTTGTCCAAAACAATTAAAGAAATGTCAAGCTGAATTGAAACGACAAAAAAATTTTATACAAAAACAATCTGATATAATACTTGCTTTGGAAAAAGATATAGAACTAAAAGATAATATAATTTTAGTTTTAAAAAACAAATGAGATACGCAAAACATTTTGACAAAGACCTATACTCAAGGTGGCATAGGCGATTTGAAAATATTGCTATGGTAGATGTGGATTCTGTGGAAATATGTCAAAATAAAGGCTGTTGGAAACCACTAGCCTTAATTGAAACTGTCTATGATACTGGCAACTATGTTAAATATACCAATGTTACTCGTTGGATAGCCTTATCCTGCCATATCCCTGCGTATTTGTGCTTTTATAAAAAATGCGACCACGAGAGCCTAGAATTTAAAGTTAAGCGAATAGACACCCCCAATGAGCCTTTAATCACTATGTCTGAACAGGAATGGGTATCTGTTTTACAATCTTTGCAGGACCAACATCAAAAGGTATGTAAATATGGACACAAGTAGAGGTTTTTTATTTATAACTTATAAGTTGTACCACCACCTATCTAAATTAGAGGGGGAACATAAGTCTCATTGTCTAAATGTTTTCTTATCTGTGATGAAGTATGCTTGGAAGAAGAATGGATATGAGGCAAGATTAAGGCACGAAACTATACACAAAGATACTGGTCTATGTAGAACTACTATTAAAAGTTGCTTGTCTACTTTAAATAAATTAAATGTTGTTAAATCTTTTAGAGGTAAATCTGGTAAGACTTATATTGTTAATGAGGTATTTCT